AATTGGGAGACTCCATATACAACACTACTGAATTTAAGCGTTTGCATCTATTTCTACCCGTTCGTTTGGGCCGAACACTTTTCGATATATGACACGGCCTCGCGGGGTATCGTAATATCCATGTTCTTTATTTCCGCCATATCCGACTTGTGCTTTCTTCCCACCCGCACTTTTAATCCTACTCTCTGGATTGTCACGCAAATATTCCTTCATAAATTTACGGTCATTCCAACAACCATACCCAAGGCGTTTACCCCAGTAATGGTAGGAGGTAGGTTCTATTCTAGCTCTATGTTGTCCAAATTCAGCGGTATGCGACTCTGTTTTGGATGCTCTAGCCACACCATCGGATTGGTTGACCCGTGAGTTTTGATGCTCACGGGCCAACTGTTTCCGAAGTGCGGCCCCCACAAGGGAGGTCATTTCATCACTCAACCCTTCGGGGGCGTACATATTATTCAGTACAATCAAACAATCCAAATGCTGATGGATTGTAAATGATTAGTGCGGCCATTGCCTCAATAAGCCTCGCAGGGCCACCACCATTATCTTGCAGTTCCTTAATCTGCGGCAACTTGCCGTAGCGGATTTCTGCCATATCAAATGGGATAACATAGCCCTTGTAAGGACGAGGTGTTACCGCTTGACCATGTGTGTGTTGAGCGTCTCCTTGGCCAGTAGTCGCAACAGTATTTATGTGAACGGAGGGGTGTAGTCTCAAACGACCGAAATCTCCCTCGAAAACATCAATAACATTAACAAACGACCTAGAAGAAGCATCTTGATTAAAGACTTTAACAGGACTAGCCGCTTCGTCAGAAGAAGTAATACTCTGTGTAAAACCTGTAAACGCTCGCTTCAAGGTTGGGCCAACAACAGCATCGTAATCTCGAATGCTACCAGTAGTTTCATAGATGCTTTTCAGAACATTCTGAACATCACCTTCAGTTAAACCAGCAGCGGTTCCGGCAACTCCAGAAGCGGCTGGGCGACGGAAAGCAGTATCAACAGCTATGTCATCACCACCCCCATTACCACCATTAGCGTGAAGAAAACTCCCCAAACCTTTAGTGTGATATGGATTTACAGCTCCAGCGGTTTCGCCGTCACCATCTTCCTTATTGGCATCAGCATTAGATAGGAATGTGTATTCCATATCACGCTTAATCTCAACCAATTTCTTGGCGATACCATTTGCAAGTTCCGATTTCACACCGGCAACGACTTGAATTTCGTTAGCAAGGTTTGAAATGCGGAATACCCTACGGAAAATCTGCACATAGTTTTGAGCTAATGCACGATTTTTAGCCGGATTATCAAAACTACCCGGTGTTCCCATAGCTACGTCAAGACCTTCGTAGATTCCATCTACACCGGGACTTTCGTATTTATCCATCTGCCATCCCATAACAACATTGCCGGGTTTCTTACCTTTTTTAGCTAGAGAAGTAAAAACGGTAGATTTTGCATCGACATTGCTGATAAGGTCAGACAAATCCTCTCGACCACCTGTTTGGTAATCGTTGTATCCTTTTTCTAAAAGAGATGCCATAATAATTTATTCCTTATAAATAATCTGATTCTAATATTTTCGCTAAAGCGTCCGTATCTTTATTGTTGTTGAAGGCTTTCCTAGCGGAGTTTGAACGTGCTTGAGTCGGCTTATCCACAACTGGAGCTTGGCTCGGAGCAGATGGTTGTTTCGGAGCAGCTTTAGCTTTTGGCCTCGGCTGCTTGTCCGTTGTCATCTCCTTATAAGCCTGTAGTCCCAATTGGAACATAGTCACATCTGCTTTCCATGTTGGGTAAGTCTTTAAGCTGGGACGATTTTTTACAATCTCCATAGCCTCCTGATACCCCACGGAACTTCGATCTTTCCAATATGGAAAAATCTGTTCCACTCTCTGGTTAACCTCAGTTTCTTCTCGAAGGTAGTTTTCCTGTTCTGGAAGATGTTTGCGTAATGCTTTTCGGGCATTTCGTTTAATCTGTGCCACATCCTCTCTGGAATATGACACTTCCTCCCCTTGAGAATTGGTAACGTCAGTTCCATCTGAATTGTCTTCTGCCCATTCTATTATCTCTTCGGCCTGTTCGACTTCTTTACTAACTGCCGACATGGATTTTAGATGGGAATATGGATTATCAGATGCAACTCTAGGAAGATCACTTAAATCATCCTTGCTATCCAATTCCGCACGGAGGTCTTTGATCTCGTCTTCCAGACCATCAACCCTACCTTCAGCTTCTTTTCGACGGGCAGTTAGCTTGTCAATTCTCTTCAGGAGTCCTTTATGGGGATTCTCCTTCGTTTCCTCAACATTCTCCTCTACCTGTTCAACTTCCGCAGAAGGTTCTTCTTCAACTTGAGAAAGATCACTTTCAGCTTCTCCCTCCGACTCACCACTCGGCTCATCTTCAACAGGAGGCGATTCCTCATTTCCCGCACTTTCCGCAGCGGGTTCGTCTGGCTCACCAAACATCCTTTCCAATTGGTTTGCCAACCCATCGGTGTCCAAAAGTTCACCAATGTTCGTCTGTGCAGCTTCCGTCGATTCGGGAGTGCTGCTTTCTCCCTCTACTGTTTTTTCACTCATGCTAGTTTCAAGCCCTGCAAGTTAGGCAAACAGCGTTTTTAAGGATACGCAGAAACCCGTAAATCCCAATGATTCTATTGACGAACCAAAAGTTACGAAAATTTAAAATAGAACTAGTTTTTTTGTCAAGCATCAAAATTAACTTTTTTATCTGGGTTAGCATTCTCCCACGCCTCAATTAAAGAGTGCTTAAAATCAGTCAAGGCTTCTGCCCTTCCACATTGATGGCCTCTGATCTCCTTATCCATCTCTTGTATAAGGGCTTCCGACACTTCCACCTCAATCATATTCTCTAAACGCTTTAATATGTCATCCCAAAGAGGGTTTGAATCAAACTGAAAATGAGATAAATTAATCATATGTTGGGAATACTAAAAATATCAATAGCAGTAGTATAGTTACTACTAAAACTAATAAAGTACATTCAGTTAATCCGAATCTTCTCAAGTTAATGGATTAACTCCAATTCTACCGATAGTCTTGTTCTCTTCTTGCATAATCGACATTTGGAGATTCTTGGAGTAGTTCTCAAATAGTTGTTGGAAAACCTCATCTCCTTGTAACGCTGACTGTGCTTTAGGATTTCTCGATACGATGTCTTGTGCATATTGCATTTTTGTTTTAGCTGCCGGATCGTTTTCTACATAAGTAGCTTCGTTTCCAAGCATCATTAAACCAATCTCGGTTTTAACATCGTTATACATTTTTTGGCTGGCAGTAGTTTGGTCTATAATTAGTTCCTCGGCAATGTCGGGACTAATGGCTTTAGTCACCATACCAATTAGTTTATTTCTGTCCAAGACTCCACCAGCATCCTGTGGAATAACGTACTGACTTATTGTTGCCAGTTTCTTGTCCACATATTCTGTATCCAATTCTCTAACATCATACTTCAATACAAAATCAAATTGCATCATGTCTGATTTAGGAATCGTTCCAGAACCAGTAATCTTTTGCATTTCTTCTGGAGACAAAAATTGCAAACACAAAGAAAACATTTGCTGATAGGCTTCAGTCCAAGTTGTTAACCAGTTATTCACCATGCGTTGCTGCTTTAACTGGGTTTGAACTGGAGGCACACGTTCGTTTGCCCTACCAAAATAACTGTCTGCCTGTCTTTCCACGATTTCAATAAGATTCAATGCTGTATTGGGTGTTCGTGGTGGTGGCTTCATAAATTCATAATCTCCCTGTTTAGTCACGGGAAGTTGAACTGCCGGGCCAACCTTGTTAGCTAATCCAATCCTCTTATTCACCATGATAGGTGGAAGAGTTTCAAAGGATGTGGAATCAAATACCGAGTCTCGTTGAGTCTTGATTTCATTTTGCCAAGTCTCACATATTTCTGGAACTCCACGGGACTCTACTACACGCCTTTTAAGCCGTTCACGCCTATATTCAATAAACGGATAGCGACAATGAACATAATCCAGTAGTTCATGTTTGGCGTAAATATCGTTTCCAGAATCATCCTTTGTGTATATTGGACTGAAAATTGTGTAATAAATACCCGGCATGTTGTTTTCATTAACTTGCCTTGTGTATGCATAAACAACTTCTATGAGATTGTCCTGTCTAGTTATCGTATCGTTTATAGACAGATTAGTAATGCTTTGAGAAAACTCGAAAAATTCCACGGATTTCCCAGCGGTGTTGATAACTTTCTCAACCCAATTCTCATCCCAATCTTCATCAACGACTCTAGCCCGAAGTTCTGCTTCAGTTAAAAACACTCTTCTAAATATCACTCTAGCGGATTGAAGATCAGTTGTCTCTGGGGGGAAGGTTATGTCTTCCCAAGGTTTTAACGCAACTATTGTCGGTTGATTAACCGCAATATACGCAACCGGAATTGTAGTCTGTCCGGTTTCTCGCAAATCTTTAATGGCATTTCTGGCTTCCTTGTCCGTAGCGTTAGGATATTGGGCTTTTATAATTGCGATAGCCTCATCTTCTCTATCTGGATCAGCAATGATTTCTGGAAAATCTCGAAGAGGATCGTTTTGCTCTAGTTGATCAAGCATTTGAGCAATCTGCTCCATAGTTATTGGAACAGGTTTTAACGCCACTCTTTGTTCCCACCCTACAAATAGTGCGCTCCATCCATATTGTAAACCGTGTTGGGCTAATAATTCTGATTCTCTGTTAATTGTGTGGTACAGTTTAGTATCCAATTGCCAATGCATCATTTTATTAGCAACAGCCGCTTGTTCCAAATCTCCTATTTCAGTAGCGGCTACTTTTAAAGTAGCTCGACTAGCTGATGTAGTAAGGACATCCACGCAATCATTAATAATAGAATCCGCAAGAGGAATCCTAGTGTCACTCGCTCCCTCCCACGGAAAAGCCTGACTTCCCTCTGAAAGATTTTTACTGTGTTTTTTCCCATCGTCGCTCTGACCCGTCCATCGGGTTAGCCGAATATTATCGGCTTCTGAAATTTTAGTCATCGAATACCCATCATGTAGGCTCCGAACATATTCCTTGGTTAGTTCAGACACATCCGGTGTATCCTGATGTTCAACTAACTTGTCACTACTTGTATCCATTTTTTAATATCCTTGAACTTTTGAAGCAGCAAAAGTGCTGTCTGAAACAAAGATAGGTTCCATAACAGCCAAGTATCTTAACGCATCAACTGGGTCTTTTGTTGCACCTTTTTCTCCATCTCTACTTGTCCATTCTTGTAGAGAGTAAATCAGATTTCCACAATCTGAACTAATGTATAAATTAGGTTCATTTAAAACCGATATAGGTTCGTTCTGGTCATAGTTTAACCAATCATTAATTATGGTTAATCCGTTAGCGATGGAAATTCCAGCCGCTTGGAGAAAGTACATAGGCTTTTCTCCTTCTTCAAGCAAGTCAATAATGCTGGTTCCTCCATCTCTTCCGGCAGCTTGGGTTGCCCCGGCACGGGGGTCAATATATCGTTCCTCCAACTTCTCACCATTTTCGGCATTTTCCACAATATCTTTGATTTCCTCCACGCCTCTGCCTCCACCAACGCTTTGTGCTGGCCCAATAGACCCGTCTGGTTTTTCGCCGGGGATAGCCCATTCTCCATAAGATTTCCGATCTGGCCATTCTCTGTAGATGTATTTTCTTCCTTTTTCGTCTACCTTCAACCAAAGCATAAACCAGTTTCGGCTCCATGCTGGGTCAACGGCTAAATAGTTTGTGCCTTCTTTTGGTATCTCTTCAGGGGCTAAAATATGACTGTGGGAAAATTTAGGAAATTGATTGCCTGTGAGATTTTGGGCAAACCCGTAAGCCCGTAATTTTATCTGGATGGAGGTGTCTCCCTTTAAGGTTCTTTCCATTTCAGAAATCGGGTTGTACGGATTCATGGAAGTGAAATACCATATTATGTGGCTATTGTCTTTCCTTCCTCTGGCAATGTACGGCATGTGTCCAATCTCACATCCCGGCACATTTACACCGTCTGGAAGCAGAGGACTTGGTTTCGTCTCCAAAATCTTCATTCCATTCACGTATTCTTTTACGGTAGGAGTATAACCATCTACTGGGGTAAAGGTAATAATCAATCTTCCGCTTCTAGTAACCAATCTAAATCGTAAGGTTTCAATCCATTGAAGAGGTACAAGCTCATCTGCCCAAATTAAATCAACCTCTCCACCCTCAATTACCCGCATCTCTTGCGAATAATTCATAAACCAACATTGACTTCCATTTGGTAAAACAAACGTGTTTTCTGTAAACCCGTTCTTCTGGCTATAACTGACGTTCTGAACTTTGGTTTTCTTTAAAACTTTCCACTCTTCTGGAATATATTTGTAAACCAAAGGTTGCTGATCTCGAATGGAGGATTGTGCCGTCATTCCAAGTACCCACACTTTTGCGTTCTTTTTATCAGCAAGCATCCGAACCACCTTTTTAGCGGCATATTCAGACTTCCCGGCACGGTTTCCACCTTGGATCAATAGTTCAGAAGATTTTTCCCATAACTCATCTGTGTCTTTCCAGTTTGGAGGTTCGTATCCATATCTAAATGGATCGTTTCTTTCCAACCTGATTAGTTCTTCGCGTTTTTCAAGAAGCTCAACCAACTCGTCAAGCCCCTTCTTACCTCGTTTTTTAAATTCCAGCATTCTCTCTTTAGAGGGAAGTGCCAGAACCGGATGTTCCGTTGGCTGAAATGCCATATTAATATACAGTAATTAATTCATATACGGGTTCCCAAGGATCATCTATGTTATGACAATCAAAACAATTAACAAAAAGAATGGTTTCTTTTCGACCATATGGAAACTGTACTTCGACATACCCTTCCTTTCCTTCAAATCTAGAAGAATACGGAAATGGTCGTTTTTGAGGATACACTACTGGTACTCCAATTAAATTTAATGACTCAACAGTTCTTGAATTAGCCAAACATGCTCCCCTTTGTCCAGCAATTTTTGCTTCAGCAAAACTCGCTGCTAAAAGGGAAGTTAGTATTGTTATTATAGTAAGTACAACTAATAGTTCTAGAATAGTGAAAGCATATTTAGGTGGCACTATCAGTTTTCCAACTTTCTCCATCATCATCTTCTTCTTCCTCCTCTTCCTCTTCTTCATCGGAGACAAGATCAACTGATTCTAATAAAAGCCAAAATTTTGTTTCCTCTAAAACTCCAATCATCTCACTATAGTTAAGATCAAATTCAGCAGAAAAGCGTTCAATGACTGCCTCAATACCCCCTTTAAAGGCTACTATTTGCAATTCTTTGGTCATTCCTTTTTTCCTCGCCATTTGCAAAAACTTATTACTCTCATCCAGACGTATTAGCCACTCCTTTTTGTAAAAAAATTTTCTATGTCGAAATCCGTTATACTTAAAACTAACTATAGAGCCTTCGGCTCCCCCCCCGCCCTTCGGACATTTTGGCCAGCAGGGCAGGGGATTTTTTTTCCCTGCCTGTCTGCGTGGGGTGAGATTTTCACCAACGAAATATAACATTTATTGTGTATTACCCCCATTTTTTGCCATTTCACGGGGCAATTGTACCAGACCCGCGGCGCACTACCACTCCCCTGCCCTGCCGGGGCTATTTCTTGCCAGCCGTGCCGGAAATCAAGGCGTTAACGTCCGCGTGGTTAATGTGAACGTGCTGGTGTTGCACAACTTGCCCTCCTTCGCTGGTCAAGTCCCTTATTTTGTCGGATAAAATGCCCAACAAGATCGGTTTTGAATGGGGCGGCAGGTCTTCGTAAGTATCCCGCAAGTGGTCAACCAAGTCCGTGGCCAACTCCATCATTGACTGCGCGGTGTTACGTCTCCAATCCGGCACAATGTCC